CCTTGCTGAGCCAGAGCCACCACCCGCACCCTGCACGCGAATACGAAAAAGATTTCCCTTTGATGGCATAAGGAACTTGCCAGATGCGGTGATTACCATTGGCGGAGCAAGCAGGCGACCGGCCAGTTTATCTGTATCTACCAAACCAAGGTTTTTGAGAACCTCGTCAACCAATCCGGCGTCGGCCATTTCTTTGAGCGCATTCGCAATCAATGGGTACTGATCATGTGGATTCGCATTCGCAAGATGTGTACCCATCAAATCATCTGCATAGGATTTCGCGCTAATAATTTGAGAATCAACATAAGCACGAGTTGCCAGCACTACGGACGGGTCTATTTTCAGCGTTACGGCGGCGGTGCTGCTGACAATCAGGATCATGCGCACTACCTGCACGCGTCCGCTTCCCTCCTGTAACTGCGGTTTATAGGTTTCCGCACAGTTGGCGACGGCAATCATATCGCCGTCTTTATCAAACAGACCAATTTCACGGATCCACCACCCGCCCACGTCTTCGGGGATCACCTGTTCGGCAATAATCTGGTTGGCGTTGTTCGGGTCAATACTCAGGCTATTGAGCGGTGCGCGTCGCAGCTCATGAACCAGCGCCGTTTGTGCCGGGTTCGGCGTCGGCAGTACGCCGTTGCCGTCGCCTACAGCCATCTGGGTGATCTCAACCTGCGCACCCAATGCCGTGGCATTTGCCAGTTTCGCCGCGCCCACATTGGTTAGCACGGCATAATATTTAGTCGCCACTTGCGATCTCCACGGTATCAATTAAATGGATTGCCGCCCCGGTGTAATCATCACCGCCCACGGCTATGGTTTCAGGGAAATACGGGTACACGGTCAGCGTATCGCCGGAATAACTTCCCGCGCCGATATACAGATCGCCGGTTGTTTGCAGGTGAAGAGACATTCCCAGCATATGACGGCTGCACGGCTTCACATCGGCGATCAGGCGCTCAAGCTCCTGATAGGTTTCTTCACTAATGCCCTGGTCCTCCACCCCAATATCCAGCGTGAAGGTGCCCGGTGTGGTGTCGATGTTCCACCACTCGTTAACCCGGATGAAGAAGCCGAACGGCTCCACAACCCGGCGCATGGCGCCCGTTGTACCCTTGTACTTATGCAGGTAGAACGCATCGGCCACCGCCTTTCGTTTTGTGCTTATCGGCCAGGCCTCATCCCAGCGATCAACGGAGAAGGCCCACGCCAGATAGGGCAACAGATCAGCCCGACACGTCCACGGGTTCCACAACTGGCGCAGCGGCACAGGCACTTCACCCAACGACGCGCAGACGCGCGCGGCGACTCGCTCCATTCGGCTGGCGCTGGGTGGTAACAGATCATTACTCATCGTAACCACCCACCGTTATGGTGTATTCGGTGCAGTGCGATGCCTGGTAGTCACTCAGCACGATATCCGCAACAGGCTGCGCCAGTTCAACGCGCTGGACACCTTCGACGTGCAGGGCGGCGTAGATAGCAGAAAGACGGATATCACGCCCTAAGCGATTCTGCGCGGCAATATACGCCTGTAATTGTTGCTCCGATGCCTGCCGGACGGGTTCAGCTTCCGGCCCCGGATAGATGTAAAGCGTCGCATCAATCTGATACGGCACGATCTCCGCAGACTGCACCGTTACCCTGTCGGCTACCGGGCGCACCTCTTCATCGTTCAGGGCGGCAGCGACAACGGAAAGCAGATCATCGCTGGCCGTTCCGTCACCCTCACGCGACAGCACCGAAATGGTGACGCAGGCAGGGGTAGGACTGACCGCCGAAATATCAGCTACGCGCCCGTCTGCTGAACGCCCCCAAAATTCATACGCCGCCGTTGGCCCGGCCACGCTCAGACCTTCAAAAGCCTGCTGGGTACGCGTGCGTAAATCCGCGTCAGACTCCATCTCGGCTTCAATTGGAGGTGTAACGCTGTCGTCTTCTTCCTGAATGGTCAGACGTTCAACGTTGAAATTGACCGCCAGATTATCCAGATCGCTATCCGTGGAATAAGCCAGCATCACCGCGCGGGCCGCTTCATTCACCCGCTGGCGCAACAGCAATTCGCGATAGCAATTTTCTTCCAGCAGCATGGTGATCGGCTCCGATTCAAGCTCAAGCGTGCGGGCGATCTCTTCCTGTTCGTCTTCCGGGTACATCGCAATAAATGCGGCCTTGCGCTGCGCAAAAAGCGTTTCGAAGTCCAGCGGTTCAACCACCACGGGCGGCGGTAGCTGCGATAAATCGATCGTGCCGCTCATGCCTGGCCCCTCAATGTGATATCGGCGTTAAATGGCGTCTGATTGTCAGTGCGATTGGCCTGAATAGTGGCAACCAGCCGACCGGCACCCGGCGCGCTCAGGGTGATACTGGTCAGCGAGATCCGCGGTTCCCATAAATACAGGGCGCTGTAGATGGCAGACATAACGCGCAGCTTCGTTATGGCGTTATCGACCGGCTGATCTATCAGGTTGAAAAGCTGCGAACCGTAAGCGCGGCGCATTACACGGGAACCGATCGGCGTTAACAGAATATCGCCGATAGACTGCGCTATATGCTCGTTGTCGGTGATGGCATGGCCTGAACTGGCATTCATGCCGCTGTAACGGACTGTACTCATACCGGGCCACCTGTATTACTACCACCGGACTGGACGCCGCTATGTTTGTGCGAATGGACAACGACACCATTAGACGAAAGCGATCCGCCTGAATGGGTAATGTTGCCCTTCATTTCCCCACCGTTTTGCACTTCCAGCGTGGCAGTGATCAGCTTGTTGGTGCAGACCACTTCCGGCGTGTCCAGGGTAACGCGCGTGTCTGCCTTGACCGTTACCACCGGCACGGTGGCGGTAATGGATTCCGACGCGGTGACGCTTGCCGTTTTCACCCCGCTGACAACCAGCGCGCTGGCCTCAGGGTCATATGAGATACGGGCGCCATCCGGGTGCAGGATCACGCAGGAGATAGCGCCAGCATCTGGCGGTGGTGCATCTTCGCTGTAAAGGCTTCCGGCAATGAATGCCGTTTCCATCTCACCGCAGGGGCACAAAATATAAACCTGTTCGCCCACTGTCGGCGCCCACCACGTCACGGCTTCACCGGCGCGCGGCACCGCCCAGCGGATCCAGTCTGTTTTGTTCTCGCCGGTTTCGACGCGCGCAAGGTACTTTTCCGTGTCCACTTCCAGCACGGTGCCAATGCGGGCGAGATTGCAAATAAGGCGGTAGAGTTCGTTTAAATTCATAGTGCTGACTGTTTCCCGTGGTGCCGGTTACGCTGTCCGGCGTCGCTTCCACCCGGTAGCAGGCTTTACGACCGTTTCGGCTTTTGGGTTATGCAGTCAGTATCAGGAGTCGCGCGCGCGCAAACAATGCGGCGCCATTGTGGCGGGTTGGTGACAATCAAATCTCTTGCATGAAGGTAACAACTGTATCGGCCATCCAGTCTAAATCCCCCTCGGTCATGCCCAGGAGTTCACGCACCGGGTAGCGCGCACGGGCACCCGGCACCACGTTATCAACTTCACCGTACTGGTGAACGCTGGCAATTTCGGCGGTATGCCCCTGAAAGCCAACCACGGCCATGCCGCCCGTACCGTAAGCCTTAAGAAAGCGTGCGGTACGCAGCTTGCGGAACATCGGATCTTTTCTGGTACGGTTCTGCTTTGACTGGTTGAGATTGATTTCAATATAGCGCTGGATATCGCGCTTATAGAACGTGCGCAGGGCACCGCGATCCACGTCATAGCCGGTGATTGCGCGGTGCTCTCCCCTGCCCGTAGTTCGCCAGTTGCGTAACTCCCTGGCTTCATCATTCCATATGAACTTTATCCCGCCCTGGGTGCGCAGGATTTTGCGGCGGCGGGCCTGATAGCTTTCGCCGCTGGGGTTCTTCTGGCTGGCGATACGCTTTTGCTGGCGCTTACGCAGCCCGATCGCAACGTCGCGCGTCAGCTTGCGACGGTGCCCCGGCGAAAGCTGCGCGGCCACACTGGCTAGCCAGTCGTCTAACTGCTGGAAGAGGGGATCGGTTTGTTGTCCTGCCATGTTTCGCCGCTGACCTCATCAACAAATACCAGTGACCACGCGCCAATTTCTGGCCCCGGCGCAGGGTCAGCACGGTGACGGGTGACGATCTCGCCATCTTCACGGGTGACGATCACCGCTTCATCAGCCTGAATCTGGATCAGCACGTCCATCGTGCTGTTACTCAGGATATCGGCTTCGAATGTTATGCCGTTCTGCTGCCTGTCCGGGTTAAACAACAGATCAGGCTGATATAAGCGCGCCCATGCCAGCACCGGCACGCTGATAGTATCCAGAGATTCAGGGTAATCCATCACCAGCACTTCCAGCGTATAGCGATACTCAAACGCAGCAGCACGCTGGCCGGTGCTGACCATACGGCCTTTACGCAGGTAAACCGCCAGATTATCTGGATTCTCGCGCAGCCAGGGCACATGCTGGCTTATCATCTGGCGCAGCAAATCGGGTTTAAGCATTACTTATCCCTCCCGGACTTAACCGCATCATATGCAGCCTCACAGGCTAATCCTCTGGCTCTTGCTTCATCAGCATCTTTTGCCAGTTGCCCCGCTCGATCGTCAGCGCGGCGGAACAGGTCGGCGAGCAGTACGGCGCCGCTGGTTTCTGCCTCGCTTCTGCCGGGAGTTCCGGCACCGCAGGCGCGTTCACTGTCTGCCAGTTGCCTGGCGAGTTTGTCGGCCCTGTCGTGCAGCCCACGAGAAGCAGCACGGGCACGATCGGCATCAGCCTGCACTCCAGCAAGCTGCTGGCTGGCTTGTTTTCTGATCGCATCAATTTCACCTTGTCGGCGTTGTTCTTCTGCCCTGGCCTCAGCCTGCCTTTGCGCCAGCGCGGTGGCGTCGCGTGCATCACGTTGCGCCCACTCTTCACGCCAGTGCTGATCGGCATCACCGTAACCAGCACTGTAACGCCAGTGGCTAAAACCCCATACAGCAGCAGCGGCCAGCACAAAACAAACGATCACTTTCCAGCGTGATAACAGCCCCATTTCAAAACCTCTCGCCAGCTCGCACCGTCAATACCGGACGTGCTGGAGCACTGTCAAAAATGATCAGGCCAGAAATAACGTGCGCTCGGCTTCCCGACGCTTAACCAGCCCCGGCAACACCTTTCCACCTGCTTTATTCCATTTCGGAAACTCAGCCGCAGCCCCGGTGAAATCGCCAGCATTCAGCTTTTTCAGCAGTGTGGAACCTTCCAACGCCTTTACGCCCAGGTTGTAAGCAAAATCAACCAGCGCATCGAACTGATTTTGATTGATAGTGACTTTAACCAGCCCCGTAACGCCTTTTTCATACTGCACCAGACCGCTACGCAACAGGCTATCGGCAGTTTCCTGCGTGATGGTCATGCCCTTGCCAACCGGCACGCCGTTGACAGGTTGAGTCCATCCATAACCGATCGTCCAGACGCCTACAGAATCCTGATAAGCGGCCAGCCTGCACCCTTCAAAGCCTTTCAGCATGTTGATTCCGTTATTGCTCATCTCCACCTTTCATCCCTCCGATTCGGTTTTCGATAAACCCGGTAACTTTGTTGCGGACTTTATCCGCTCCCATAAATCCGATTGAGGCGCCCACGAACGTTACTGCGTTGGACGGAAGCCCCAGATATTCCAGCGAACCGGCCACAGCAAGCGTGACAATCCCACATACCAGCGATCCGGTGGCGGTTTTAAGCAAAGACTGCCCATCGTAAAGGCTCATTAGCGCCGAAATACTCAGCGCCGCACCAGCCGCAAACAGTGTCGGCAGATAAGTAGCGATCCATTTCATTGTTTGTTCGAGTAATCCCGGTGGTGTGTCGTGCATACCCTCCCCCTTAATCCCATAGCTGCACGGTTTCCCGCTGGGCTGGCGGCTGGTTCTCTGGCAGGTAGACAATCTGCCCGGCCTGCAACTCAGTGGCGGCGGAAATGCCCTTATTGGCATCGATCACCGCCTCGGTAACGCCTGCTGTTCTGCCGTAATAGCGCCAGCAAAGCAGGTCGATCGTGTCGTTTTGCTGCGCCTGAACGTTCATTACACCAACTCCGCCAGGCCCCGGCTTTCGTCCTGGATATCACGGATTGACCAGCGCACATCCCGCCACAGCATATCGATCTGCGTGCTCAATGCCGCCGCGTGGTCTTCGCCTTTACTGGTGGTGTCAATATCGCGGTAGCCTTCAATCAACAGCGCCTTAGTGAGTGAATACACGGCGTTTTTATAGCGCCATACCTTCACGGAAGTGCCATTCACCGGACTGGCCGGAATTTCTGCCAATGACTCATATCCCGCATCAATCTGCACCTGGCGCCACAGGAAAAGCTGATCATTAACATGGGCCACCGCTTCCACCGTTCGCGACATCAGGCGATCGGTTGTAACCTGCCCATCAAGACGCATCGCGCGGCGTAGTTCAGCCAGCGAAATGACCGGCCAGAATGGCAGGCTTTCAACCTTCGCGCCGCCATCATCAGGCACTGGATCGGATGGTGGCCGTACTGGCTCAGTGGCTACCAGACTCATGATCTCTACTCCGTATAAGTCAGGCGGTGGACGGCAGGACGAAGACGCGGCGTTGCCTGTTTTCGCCTGCCGTGCCGCCTGGGTGCGCGGGGGCACGTTCGGTTATGACGCCGCCTTCTGGCGGGCTGTCGTGGTTCTTTTCTTCGCTGCCGTCTTGCTTTTAGCGGCGGGCTTTTTGGTTTCCCGCTTCGCTTTTGGCTGGGCTGGCGGCGTTGCCGTCTGGGTTTCGGTGCTGTTTGCTTCTGGCTTGCCGTCTGCGCCGTCACCGTCAGCAGGTTGTCCGGACTTCTTAAGCGCACGTTGTAGAAGCTCAATATCACGGGTTACGCCTGCTTTTTTCGGGTTCAACACTGCCGCCTGGCGCAGGTATTCAACCGCAGCGGTAAGCGATTCAACGTTGTCAGTCAGGCGCAGCGTATACCCCAGCGCCTTAAGCAGCTTTGAGCGCACCTCATCCGGCATATCTTCGTTCAGGGTTAAGCCCCGTAACGCTTCCAGCAGGTCAGCGGCGACCGGCGCAACAGCCGGGTTAGCTTTGAATGCAGCCAGGACGGGATCACAAATTTCTTCCACCAGTACGGTGGCAGTGGTGCGGCGATACTGATCCGGCATCGGCAACTTATGGCGCAAGACATACTGACCAATGCGCAGGGCTTCGGCGATGTTTCCGCAGTCACAGCACCAGATCATGACGGTGGTTAACACGTCGTCAGACTGGCCGGAATCTGCCGTAAGTACGCCTTCGATCCACGGCTGGTAGTCCGGCAGCAGTTCGCGTTTTAAATCCGCTTTAGCCTTCTGGGACTGGACACGGCTTAAACGGGCTTTATCCAGCCGCAGGCGGTGAAGCATGGTTTCGTAGGCCGTCATTTCAAGCTGCGACGGCTCACGGCTGGCGTGGCGGCGTTCAGCCATCACGCGGTTAAAATGTTGTTGAGCAGGTGTCAACATGATGCCCCCAAAGCGGCCAGCAGTTAGCTGGCCTGCGCTGATTTATGGTGCCGGTGCTGGTTCGGCGGCGGTAATGCCTTCGATCAGACAGCCGAAGCCGTAATCTTCAACAACATAGGCATCATTTGACGAACTGTAGGTAGAGACGCGGTTATATTCCGGCTCTTCCACGATACGGCGACGGTGCGCACCTTCCTGCCAGTAAATCGACAGGTTTTCCCACGAAGTGATAAACATGCTGCCATCAGGGAAGAAAGGCGCGATGAATGAAGGCAGGTTGCCGATCGTCTTACGCGATGCGATCAACTGACCGGCCAGCGCTTCGGAGTTCGGGTTATTGGTGCTGACAGCGTTGATGATCGGGAACGAACGGCTAACCGTCAGATTACGACCGGTGATCACAACCAGATTGGGCGAATCTTTGTACCATTCGTCCATCAGTGAGTTAACCGCGTCATAAACCAGCGAGTCGTAGTTACCGTAATCACCTTTAGCGATCACCTGGTTGGAATCGTCGCGGCTGGTCACGGTGATATCTTTCATGACTCGTTGCGGCGCGTTCGCGCGGTACTGTTGCAGCCAGCCGATACCACAATCCTGCAAAAGCGGGTTAGCGTTGCGGTCGGACTTATCCGCATAGCTGGTTCCGTTAAAGCCGATCATGATGCGGTCAAGCGCGATACGCTGAATGATCTGATTGCTCAGACGCTGCTGGAAATCCGGGAATTTAGCCCACGCATCAAGCTGCGCATAAGAGGCGAAAGTATCCGCGTTCACCTTATTACAGGTGTACTTGTTCGAATCCAGCGCCGTGACGGAAACAGGCTGACGGCGATCGGTGGTGGAATTATTGGTGCTGGAAATCGGCCCGCTCACACCCAGACCGATTTTTTCGCCGGTCTGATCGTTAACGCCGTAGATGTTAATCAGCTTCAACATTTCGGAAGACTGCTGCACCTTGTCTTCAAGCGTCTGCTCAACGCTTGGATCAATGCTGAACGACTTTGTTACGTGGGACTTATTGATGTGATTCAGTTCAGCTTGTCGCTCAAGATACGCATCAAACAATTCACGGGTAGAATTACGCATAGTTATATTTCCTGTACTGTTCCTTCGTTACTGGCGGCGATCAGCAGTCAGCAAGCTGGGCGTTAGATTTTTCAGTTGCGCCGGTCGCTTCCGGGCGGCGGAATTTGCTGGCGTCCTGGGTAGAAAGCTGCGCTTTCATCTCGTCGAACTCAGAGCGCAACTTCTCCACCGCTTCGGCGGTCTGCTTGTTCTTAAGCTGCCCTGCGCTCAGTTTTTCCATCTTGTCCAGCAATTCACCCTGGCTTTCCGCTACCAGTTCAACCGCCTGGCGGATATCACCATTTTCACGATCGAAGTGCTGGCGGGTTCCGGTCAGCATTTCCTTGATACGAGAAAAGAAGCTCTTCCCGGTGTCGGACGCTGGCGGCTCTTCCTGCGCAAATTCGAGGGATGATTCCAGGGTTTCAGTGAAGAAGCATTCAGGTGCGTAGTGACGCGCGGCCAGTGGGTTGGCGCTGGCGTTCTGGGTGCAAAACTTCATCATTTCGGTGCCCAGGCTCGCCGGGTTATCGGTACAGGCCAGCCCCATAAGGTAGGCTTTGCCGGTGTCGGCAAAGGACGGATGCACCTCAATGCTATGGTAGATTTTCTGGCGTTTGCCTTTCAGTTCTACCAGTTCGTCCGTGGCGTCCACCTTCACCAAAAGCGCCAGTTTGCCCTTTAACGGGCCCTCGGCAATCTCTTCGGCTTTGGCTTCAACCACGTCACCATACGCGCGGAAATCGCTTGTCGGCGACCAGCCTAAAATGTGCTCCAGATTGACGCGGGCGCCATATACCTGGGGATCGTACTGTTCGGCCATTTCGGTGATGTGCTGACGTTCCAGCACGCGGCCGTCACAGGTTGCGCCCTCTACTGCGGCGCGGAAAAAATTTGTCATTGGCATGGTGACAAAGCTCCGGGTTGGTAAGCGATTGATATTAACCAGTGCCCCAATCATTCCCTTTGCAGCCGGAAGGCGCAAAGCCTTCACTTTGTCGGACTCAGGCGACAACCAGCGGCGATATTGTTGCGCGCGCGAGCGCGATAGCCTGTTGCCATGAATACAGCCGAAGACCTCAGCACAAAAGCCAAAAGCCTCTACTGGCAGGCGTTTAGCATCACTCAGATTTCTAAGGAAATCGGGGTGAGCATTAACACGATCTACAGTTGGCGCCGCCGCTATGAATGGGATAAAGCCACCCCCATGCAGCGGGTGCAGGATCGCACGCACGTTCGTTACCTGCGCCTGGTGGAAAAGGACGACAAAACCCCGAAGGACTTCAAAGAAATTGACCTGCTGGCGCGCCAGCTTGACCGCTTTGAACGGCATGAGCGACGCGACCAGGAGAAAAAGAAGAAGGCGAAGACCCCGAAAAACCATTTCACCGAAGAACAGATAACCCAGCTTCGCGCCCTGGTCTTTGATTCGCTATACGAGCATCAAAAACGCTGGTTCAAACAGTGGAACCGGCGTAACCGCTTTATCCTCAAATCGCGCCAGATTGGTGCCACCTGGTACTTTGCCCGCGAAGCGCTGTTGCGTGCGCTGGAAACCGGAAATAACCAGATATTCCTGTCAGCCAGCCGCGCCCAGGCGTTCCAGTTCAAGCGGTTCATTCAGAAGCTGGCAAGGGAAATAGGAGTAGAGCTTAAGGGCGGTGATGCCATTGAGTTAAGCAACGGTGCGATCCTGTATTTTCTCGGCACCTCCGCTGCGTCGGCCCAGAGCTACACCGGCGATCTGTACCTTGATGAAGTCTTCTGGATCAGTAATTTCATCAAACTGCGCTCGGTGGCCGCAGGCATGGCGACACAAAAAGGACTACGCCGCACCTACTTTTCGACGCCTTCCAGTGAAGAACATGAAGCCTATCCCTTCTGGACTGGCGATCAGTTCAATGAAAGCCGCCGCCGATCCGATCGGGTGGATATCGACACCAGTTATAAGGCACTGAAAAACGGCAAGCTATGCGGGGATAACATCTGGCGCCAGATAGTCACGCTGGAAGACGCCATGAAGCTTGGTTTCGATCTGGTTGATATTGATGAAATCCGTAGCGAAAACTCCCTTGACGAATACGCCAACCTGTACGGATGTACCTTCATTAAAGCAGGGGAACGCGCCTTCGACTACAACGCAATTTTGGGCTGCGGCGTTGATGGCTACATGCCGGACGCGTGGCCCGACTGGAACCCGTTTGCACCCCGCCCGCTGGGTAATCGCCCTGTCTGGGTTAGCTATGACCCCAACGGCAGCAGCGGCAAAGGCGACAGCGCCGGGCTGGTTGTGCTGGCCCCGCCAGCCGTGCCGGGTGGTAAGTTCCGCGCGGTAGAGCGCCACCAGTTACGCGGCATGGAGTACGAAGAGCAGGCCAATTTTATTAAAGAGATCACCACCCGCTACAACGTGCAGCACATTGCTATCGACGGCACGGGGATCGGCGATGCGGTTTATCAACTGGTGATCAAGTTCTTCCCGCAGGCGGTTAAATACAACTATTCACCGGTTCTTAAGCGGTCGATGGTGCTCAAAATGTTGATGGTCATTCGCGCCGGGCGCTTTGAGTTCGACGCCGGAATGATGGATCTCGCACAGTCGTTTATGACCGTGCGTAAAGTCACCGCTGGCGGCGTTATTACCTACCAGTCCGATCGCGCCCGTGGAAGCAATCACGGCGATCTGGCATGGGCAACTATGCAGGGCATTTACAACGAACCGATCGGCGCGGAAGTGACCGGCGATAACGGCAGTTTTGTGGAGGAGTTTTAATTGAGCGGCAAAAAGAAATTCAGGGCGCCAACTGCTGCGCCAGCCAGCACGGCCAGCAACGCAGCCACCCCGCTGGAAAGCGTGGAATCTTTCAGCTTTGGCGACCCGATCGCAGTCAACGATCGCGCATCTCTTATGGAGTGCCTCGAATGCCATAACAATGGCCGCTGGTATGAACCACCGATCAGCCCCTACGGGCTTGCGCGCATGTTCGACGTTGCCGCCTATCACCAGTCACCGCTGATATTTAAACGCAATGTTATCGCCAGTTGCTACATACCACACCCGCTATTGACCCGACAGGAGTTCACCGCCTGGGTGCAGGATTATTTAATTTTCGGTAACTGTTACATGGAATGCCGCCGCAACCGACTCGGCCAGCCGATTGAACTGCGGCACAGCCAGGCGAAATATACGCGGCGCGGCATAGACCCGGCGCAATTCTGGTTTGTTCCGCGCTACGTTGACGATCACGCCTTCGAACCGGGCAGCGTCTGCCAGATCAAGAACCCCAGCCCGCACCAGGAGATCTACGGCGCGCCGGAATATCTGGCCGCACTACAAAGCGCCATGCTGAACGGTGAAGCAACGGTGTTCCGCCGCAACTACTACATTAACGGCAGTCATGCGGGAGTGATCGTCTACCTCACTGACCCGGTAGCGAATAATAACGATGTGGAAAAGCTTAAGAAGTCGCTGAAAGATGCACGTGGCAACGGTGCTTTTAAAAACCTGTTTGTCTACGCGGCGGGCGGGAAAAAAGACGGCCTGCAAATTATGCCGTTCAGCCAGGTGGCGGCGAAGGATGAGTTTACCGGCATCAAAGACGCCACCCGCGACGACCTGTTAGCCGCGCACCGCGTGCCGCCCGTTCTGATGGGGGTAATGCCGAATAACTCCGGTGGCTTCGGCGACGTAGAGAAAGCAGCGAAGGTGTTTTCCATCAACGAACTGGCCCCGATACAAGAAAGCCTGAAAGAGTTAAACGACTGGCTTGGGATCGACGTGGTGCGCTTCAACCCTTACGCACTATTGCAGGCAGCGATCTGACGCCAGCCCGGACACACCCACCACCACCGAGGAACGGCCAGCACGGCCGCAACTGACCACACCGCACGTAAGCCCCTCAGCAGCCCGCTGGCAGGGGCTTTTCTTTTGCCTCAAACCACCACGATGAGCCGAAAACGACGCAGCAGCGAGGCGCAGCGGCGCGAAAATCGGCGCAGATAATACCGACCCTATCCCACCCCTCAGCGCGCGCTCATTCCCCCGCCTCGCCCGCACGCAGAAACCCCGCGTTTTTGTGCAAATGTGCAGACCAGCGGAAGGCCCGCCCCGTCTGGTCTGCTCCTGAAAAATCGCCATCATAAAATTTGTGCAGTTTTGCGCGGAATTTTGCACTGATTTTCGGCCCCCTCGCAAAGCCATTCACTGGCCTGCGTCAACCTCGTTAAGCGCCACCATGATCGCCAGCCTTTCAGCAGGAGGAAGGGCCGCATATTTCGCGCGCCAGCGTTCAACTTTGCGCTTAATACGGTGCCGATCGTTGTAGTCTTTCCCGGCAAACGTGTGGGTATACGCGCGCCCTTCTGGGTAATTCATCCAGATTTTTTCTGTTCGCACGCCGCCGCGCGTCATGGCCTGAAATTCTTTGCTACGCCAGCCTGTTAACCGTTCGTCATAAAGCTGCGATGGGTAGCCGGACAGAATAACGGAAACGTTTTTCGGCAGGCTGACCAGGCAGGACAATAGCCGCTCATGATCTGCAACCGAATATTCATAGCGATAGCGCGCGTTTCCGGTGCGTGTTTCTGGCAGGTACGGCGGATCGGCATAGATCAGGACGCGGCCCGCACGATAAAAATCATAATTGTTCAGATAGTCCACTGCGTCAGCCTGAACCAGATCGATGTAAAGGCGATTATGTTCATGTGCGAAATCTTCAAGTGTTTGCCCGTCAACATCGATCCCGATATTGCACATCGCCGGTGGCTTACGCAGCATCACCGCCCCACCTCCGAGATGGGTTTCAATGTAGGTATCATGCGGCGGCATTTCAGCAATAATCTTCTGATAAACCCCGCTCGCCGCTTTACTTCCCAGATAGCTCATTCTCTTTCGTCCTCACAGCTGGCACCGTCATTTTGAACAACCTGCAGCACTGTTAAAAATGACGGTTCTCGATGTATGGCCAACACTGCCGGAAATGGCGGTATTTGCCGGAATCCGGTACCACACCGTCAAAGCTGACCGTTCCGGCCATCGCGGTATTTCGGTACCACACTGTCAAAGCCGACCATGCCGATCGGCGCCCTACTTCCGCCCCGAAAACGCAGCCTTCATCCTGTTCACGAGGTCACTTGTCTTTTTCTTCGCTGCCATCACCTGCGACGGCAGCTTATCCAACCCGGACGCGGCGCGGTTGCGCGATACCAGCCGCCCGTCCTGCACGGTCATAACAAGATCGCCGCACGCCACTGACGCACCGACCATCATCGATCTGACCATTCCGGCGCTGGCATCAATCCCACGCAGCGCCAGCAGTTCACTGATCTGCTGCTCTTTCACGGATAGCCCGGCCCCGCCTTCCCGTTCCGGTGGCCGTTTTTTCCGCTTACTTCGCACATCGTCACTAAGCCGCTGCGCCAGCTCTCGCTTTTCCTGCCGTGAAAGCGCATCAAAATTCACCGTCACGCCCTCAGCTGGCACAGTCATTTCTGACTGCCCTGTAGCTTCGATGGCGGCATGTTCAACACCGTCAGCACCTGCCGCGGGATCCCGCGTACAGTTATTGACAGAACTCCGAGGGGCGGCGCTGCCGCCTGAAAAACCAACGTCAACGGCCACACCGTCAGCGCTCTGGCGCTTCGGCACGATTTTGTATTGAGTGGTGCGGGTGAAGATCAAAGAGTCATTGCCCGTAATCGGGCAATAGATACCGGTGATTCGCTGGATGTTATCGCCGTAGGCGTTGCCGTTTTCAGTGGTTTCATAATTCAGACGGATGCGCAGCTTATCGCGCTCAACCAACGGGCCACCCTGGGCTAATACGTAGTTATCCCATTCGCCACCGTTAGCGGCCTGCCGGGCGGTTTCCAGTTCAGGGTGTAACACCAGTTCGCGATCGCCCAAGCGGCGAAGTTCGCGATATACCGTGACCGGTGCACCGCCGATCTGCTGAAACTGACGAATAGCCCAGCGCGATGCCCACGCGCTAACGCGGAGTGACATTTCTTTCAGGTTTTCCCCGGTTTCGTCGTCCTTCTCACCATCCAGCGCGAAGCCGTCGATATTCTTCGAAATGTATTTCGCTATGTAGCCGGTTGCGCTGCCGTGGGCATCATCGATCGGCACAACCTGAAAGCGGTTTTCCTGCGCTCCCGGTTCGTTGCCGTCTTCTTTCAGGGCATATTTACGGAAGATTTCGCGCGCCTGCTCGACGCATTCCGGGCGCATAAAAAGAAGTAAATGCCAGTGTGGCGTTGCATCGTGGTGCGGTTCGACCACGCGAAAACCAAAGACGCGGATCCCTTTTCTCTTCCACGCTGCGCGGGTTCTCGCCCAGACTTTGCAAAGATATTGCTGCGTCTCGCGCGGCGATGCGCCACAGTATTTATTATTGCGGCGCCCGTTATGCTGCATGGAGTGGTAACGGGAAGGTGCTGTCAGCGTGTAGAAGTCACCGGCCAGCCCTTCCAGCTTCGCCAGATCTTCAAATCCGCGCATTCTCGTCATGAGTTCGCGGCGACGGTTGGCCGGATTGGCAACACTACCGGCGACTTTATCGATCAGTGAAATGCGTTCGCCCGTGTCCTGGTCTTCCAGTTCCATAGCCTTAAGGTATTCACGGTTAGCCTTTTTTTGGGCCAACCATTCCGTAAGGCACGGGGCGCTACTGTATGGGGAAGATTTTTTCTGGACGTATCCCGCTGCGATCATCAAATGCTCACGCCACCGGGCATGGATACGGCGCAGGCGGTTTAACCACCACTGCGGTGACTCAAGGCGAAGAACCGCGCGTAACGCGTCCTCCGCTTCCAGTTCTTCATTGCAATACGCCGTCCAGCCGGGGATCGGAGTTTTCAGATGCACCGCCAGCGACGCAATACGGCCATAGCCAGAAAGCGCCGCGAACTCAGGATCTCCGGTGCGTGCCAATTGGTGATCGGACTCGCGTATAAACTCGCTCGTAAAGATATCGGCAAGCGTATAAGCCAGTCTTTTTAACTCTTTCTTCCCTGCCCAGAGCATACGGAACAGCTGATCGCGGATTGGCAGCAGAATGCCGGGCATCACAGTGTCAGGCTGGTAAACACTGTTCACGCTATCAATTCGCGTTAATACGTGGCGCTCAAAGGTATTAACCAACCAGTGATCTGCCGCTTTGCGGTCTTTAGCGTCCAGTGCATCCAGCTTCGCGGCAAAGTGGCGGCGGATATACTGCGGAAGTGAAGCCAGACGGCGACGCAGCAGCTTGCTGCGCTCCGGCTTTTCGTCTTCCGCTACCAGTTCACTGAACGCAATATGCTTACGCGTGCCGTCCGGCGTGAGATAGTCGAAACCATCCAGCCCCGGCGCTACATCAACGCCAATAGGCTGGTATGGTTTGTTTCCCCCATAAGCGTAAGGGATAGCATTGTCAGTGCTACCCGGATACGGTGGAGGTGGAGAAGGGGCGCGACGGCCACGGGTTTCCGTGGTCATATTTGAACTACATCCCCTACTTTAACGGCTTTGGCTTCCTCTTCTGATTTCTTCAGAATTGTGGTTATTGACTCCCTTCCATAAGCTGTTACTTTCGCCTCAACCAACCAATACGGCACAATCTCGCCACGACTCACGCTTATGATTTCAACGATCCAGGCGTCTATAAGATTCATTAAAAAGCCTCCAGATCGTCAAACGTGCCCGCCGCAACCATCGCGTTGTAAGTCGCATCACCCATCACGGCGCCACAATCAGGGCTACCGCCGCCGTAACGCCCGCAGCAGTCGCAGACAGGCAGCACGCCGATCACTTCTTTGGCCTTCTGGCGGTTGTCTTTGTCGGTGCTGACGGAACGTTGCACGCTGATTTCGTGCATCTTGAAGGGCTGATAAATCGCGCGGGTGGCTTCGGTGTCGCTGTTTGAAATGACGACCTTCACGCCATGCTTACGGTTAACTTCCAGCAGTGCCTGGACTAACTGGCGGTGGTTGTCTTCCGTGAATGGTTCGGTATGGTATTGGGTGAAGTCCGCTGTTTTGCTCTCAGGCAGGTAAGGCGGATCGCAGTAAACGAGAACATCGCCACCCGTGACGACCTGTAGAGAACGCTGGAACGGCGCGCAAAGAAATATTGCCTTTGTATCGTTGGCCTTTTCGGCAAACAGGCGGATTTCATTTTCAGGAAAGTAGACGCTCTTATACTTGCCAAACGGCACGTTAAAGCCGGTCTTACGGCTGTAACGGCATAAGCCGTTATAACCGTGGCGGTTCAGATACAGGAATTGAGCAGCACGCATGATGCACGCTATTTCAGCGCCATAACGCAACCCACCGCTTTTAACCGTACCCACCTGCTTATTGAACGCGGCGCGGACTTCGTTGTATCCCTGCGGGCTGTTCTTACTGTTGAACAGTTCGCGAGCCGCATCGATCACTAAGTCCGGGTAACGGGTGACTTCCCGATACAGGTTAATAAGATCCGGGTTGATATCAGCCAGCACATAGCGGCGGTATTCAGTCGCCAGAAATACCGATGCGCCGCCTACGAACGGTTCGATCAGGCAGTCGGCTTTAGGAAGGTGCGGCAGCAGGTCAGGAAGGACACGGGTTTTACCCCCTGCCCATTTGATGAACGGGCGGATCATTTTACAGGACTCCGTAATGGGAAGCTGGAATAGAAGGGCGCTGCAACTCTTCAATGCAGTGCTGGCGCAGATTGCTTATAAAATTGGTGGTTACTGACCCACTGGCAGAAAGGGTTAACTCGCCATCACGGCGGGTTTTAATGGTTAAACCTTCATTTTCGATAGCAGGTAAAAGAACATGCAAAATGAAGCTATATTGATCACGTCTGGTCATTATCTCTTCCTCAAAAAAGAATGAGTTGAACCGCCGCCACTTAATAAAGAGGCGGAGAAAACAGAGTTGATTTTTTAAAACCGAATTACTTAATTAGCTTTTTAAATAATTCAGCCAGTGCAAGCAGGAATCCTTTATTTATTCTTTGGGTATAAATAAACGGTTTATTTTTACCTTTGATAAATTGAACCTTCGCCGGTTCGGGCTTAAAAAATCTTCCGTCCGGCGTTTCCAGCCAGCCGCGAGAGTTCTTGAAGTGTGTGACCTGGCACCCGTGCTTAAGCAGGCTTGCCAGTGATGGGCCTTCATCGTGCATTACTGCCCCCTTGCTTATACATCTGATCAACCGTGCGCATGGCTTCCGCTAAAGCAAAGTCACGCCCGTAATAATCACCATTGCTGGAAATACGATAAGAGTGCTTAAACGTAAATGGATTACGCGGGCATTTCTGAATAGTGAAGCCACGATATAAATATGAATGACGACTTAACTGTATTAATTGCACAGCCACAAAAGCCCCCTCACATTCCCAATTTAAGCAATTCACCATCAACATGGCAGGCCACGTCTTTGGTTATTTTCTTAATCAGCTTTTTATCCTTGATCATAAACTCGCCGCTATTGGTGCGAATCATGAATCCCGTTTGCATATCTTTTAAATGGGTGTCCAGAATGTCGTTGCATTCACGCACCCGGTTTTCGTGGTTGGCTGTTTTCTGGCTCATCGCGATAACCTCAAAGACCGATCCACAGCAACCAAGCGTCGCGCTGCTCTCTCGGACGGTTGTAGTAGGCGTCACGCATTGCACGATTGAACTCAGGAATATAGATCCAATTCTCAGCACGGGCGCCCAGGCTTTCCGGGTTCTTCCACGGGATGATCGGCAACTTACCGTCTTCAATCATGCTCTTAACCGTGGCGGGCTTCTTACCGATTAACTCGGCAAATTTAGGGTATGGAACCGCGTCAACGGCGTGACGCACTTCAATGAACCCCTCTAACTCTTTCTCTGTCATGTGTCATAATCCCCATCGGCGCTAGGCGCTTATTTCGGCTTGTAACTGCTTATATTGGCGGTTGCTCATGGTAGAGATTACCACCCTTAAGGAGAATGTTATGGTAGAGATCCCTACCCCGTCAAGCGGCGTGGGTGAAAAAATCAGAGCTATCAGGGATGCGGAGGGGTTAACAAGGCAGCAATTCTTTGAATTAACTGGAATACCTGCTGGCACGCAGAAGTATTACGAGACAGGAAGAGTGGAGAGTATTGGTAGCGATATCTTGCTTAAGATCACTCAGCATTCACGTTTCGCAAAATACACGCTCTGGCTTATGACTGATAAGACCGCCCCTCAAGCTGGTCAAATCGCACCGGCCCTCGCACACATTGGGCCAGAGTCAACTGGATCAGCCCGCTCCGAGAAACAAACTGGTTAACTGTTTATAAACATTACATTTTCACTATCTGTTATCAGGATGGGGAAATAAACGCCGGAGGGCTTTCTTATGTCGATTAAGAAGCTCGAAGGTGGTCAATATGAAGTGGACGTATGGCCGCGCGGACGTAACGGAAAACGTATCCGCAGGCGATTTGAGAAGAAACAAGAGGCAGTTCTTTTTGAGCGTTATGTATTAGCCAACGCCGACAAAAAAGAATGGCTGGGCGCGAGCGTTGACCGCCGCACCTTAAGCGAGTTGTTAGATACCTGGTGGCTGCTATATGGACAGACTCAGGAAAATGGCGAGATTGAAAAGCGGCACCTGAATAAAACAATCAGGGCGCTTGGTGATCCAGCCGTTAACCGACTGAACAAGCGAATGATTGCACAGCACCGAAGCCAACGGCTGGAAAACGGTATCAGCGCAGCAACGATCAACCGGGATATTTACCGTTTGTCCGGGATGTTCAGCACGTTGATAAAGCTGGAAGAGTTCAGAAAGGAAAACCCCTGTAAGGGTCTGGAACCACTGAAAGAAGCGCCGCCAGCTATGACTTATCTCGCCAAATCAGAGATCAGCAAATTGCTGGATACTCTGACCGGCGACGATCGACGTGTAGCACTGCTATGCCTCAGCACTGGCGCACGCTGGGGTGAAGGGAGCACGCTGCGAGGTGAGCAGGTTAATCACGGGCGTGTGACGTTCCTTAAGACCAAAAATGGGAAAAAGCGCACGGTTCCGATATCGGAAGAACTGGAGAAAGAGATCAAGACCAGCGACACCGGGCCATTGTTCAAAGTTGACTATGAAAACTTCTGCGAACGGCTCAGGCTGGTTAAGCCTGACTTACCACGCGGGCAGGCCACGCATGTGCTTAGACATACGTTCGCAAGCTGGTTCATGATGAACGGGGGGAACATTATTGCGTTACAGCAAATTCTGGGGCACGCCAGCATACAACAGACGATGGTTTATGCTCACCTTGCACCTGATTACCTGCAACACGCAGTAACGTTAAACCCTCTTGGCGGCGGGCTGATGGTGTGA